ATCCTGGTACACAATGGCGTTGACCACCTCCTAAACCGACCACCACTCCTTGACAGGGGTGGTTTTTTATTGTATAATACAGAGACCAAGCAACCATAACAATATGATCCTTTGGTCACAGCAAATTTTACATAAGGAGTCTTTTGTTAACCGATTAGAATCAGAAATTTTGAGTAACTTTAAAAGTGATAGTAACTTCTATTCTACATATAGTGATTGGGATCATCCCCCTGACTTAATAAGTGAAGAACTTTCTAAAGAAGTTTTTTCTTTCTATAAAGATAAATCTGTGGAGATGATGAAAGACGTTGGTATCGATGGGTACATTAAATATAAAGTGAAACCATATGACATCTGGGTACAGATGAATAACCAACATACCGATTCTCATCCAGTACATGATCATCATGGTCAAGGATCTTTTGTTTCGTGGGTTCATGTAGTCAAGGCATTACCAGATCAACTAGAAAGTTTTTACTTTGTTAACTCAAGTGGTGATAAAACATATCCACCACAAGAGACTGGTAGAATGTTTGCTTTCCCTTCATGGGCACTTCATGGTGTAGAACCTGCAGAAAGAGAAGGTAATAGAATTATTGTAGCTGGTAATGTATCTTTCGATCGTAGTAAATAACAAAAATTTAAATGGATATTAAAATTTACACCACACCTGGTTGCAAGTATTGTACTCAACTTAAAGAGTTAATTGTACGTGCAGACCTAGAATATGAAGAGTTCCTGGTGAACACACCAGAACTTAAAGAGAACTTTAAATCAAAATATCCTGAGGCATCTACGTTTCCTTTTGTTATTATTGATGAAGAAGTGATTGGTGGTTTGGTCGAAACTGCTAAAATGTTTGTGGTAAATGGCCTTGTCAAATCTAGAAAATGAATCACCACAGATAAATAAAGGCACAGAGCTTATGCTCAGGAGAGAAAAAGTAACGCCAGAAAAACGTGGTGCATTCTTTAATCAAACAATAACTTTCCTGGGAAAAACATTCCATTTCAAATTGGAATTTTCTTGGGATAAAATCCTCAAGGAGTAAGTCATGTAGACATCCGTCATTCTTTTTTTCTCAGGTGCGTTCGTATTTCTCTCATTAATAGTTGGTATTATTGCTGGTTGGCATCTTAATGATGTAATATTTCAATTAACTAATAAAGATGAGCAAGGTGGACACCCAGAGATGTATGACGCAAATGGAGTATGGATCAACGAAGAACTATTATCAGTACGTTTTGTAGACGAGGAGGAGGATGATCATCATTGACATGAATCAGATTATGATTAGTAATCTGATGGCACAATTGAAAAGCGACAAACTGAATGAAAAATTAGTACGACATATGGTACTAAGTTCTCTCAAAGCATATGAACAAAAGTATCGTGGGAAGTATGGCGAGATGGTTCTCGCCTATGACTCTAAACAATATTGGAGAAAGACTTACTTCCCATACTACAAACAAAATAGAAAAAAAGACCGAGCAAAATCTGGTCACGATTGGTCAGCAATTTTTGATCTACTTAATAAAATTAGAGACGAGATCAAAACACATTTTCCGTACAAAGTAGTAGAAGTTCTTGGCGCAGAGGCAGATGATGTCATCTCTACCCTGTGTAAAAACAAAGGTCCAAAAGAACTTATACTAATTCTATCTGGCGACAAGGATTTCATTCAACTACAAAAATATCCTGGAGTTCATCAGTTCAATCCTGTAACTAAGAAGTTTATTGCTTATGATAATCCTCATGCTTTTATAAAAGAGCATGTCATTAAGGGGGACAAGTCAGACGGAATTCCTAACTTCCTATCACCTGATGATTGTTTTGTTAATGGAATAAGACAGAAACCTATTAGTCAGAAAAACTTATCAATATGGATCGAGCAAGACCCGACAAAGTTTTGTGTTAACGATGCTCAGTTAGCAAACTTCCATCGCAATCGTAAGTTGATTGACTTTGATTATGTTCCTGATGAAATTGAGTCCCAAATTCTAGATGAATTTAACTCCATAAATATTACAGGGAAACAAGTACCACTGGAGTATTTCCAGAAGCATCAATTGAATGACTTGATGCAGGATTATTTCTTTCGCACTACAACAAGCTTTAAAAAATGAAACTATTAGTATCTGAAGTGCTCCAAAAAGTGAGCAACGCGAAAACAAAACCACAAAAAATCAAGATCCTTCGCGACTATAATACTCCTGCTTTGCGATCTATTTTAGTAGCTAACTATGACGAGAGTATTGTATCTATGATTCCTGAAGGAGATGTTCCTTATGTTGCCAACGATGCACCTAAAGGAACTGATCATAGTGTTCTAGAAAAAGAGTTCCGTCGCCTGTACCTGTTCTTCAAGGGTGGCAACAACGGACTGAAGCAAGCACAACGTGAGAACCTCTTCATTCAACTACTAGAAGGTTTGTGCGAAGAGGAAGCACAATTGCTATGTCTCGTCAAAGATAAGAAACTACAGAAGAAGTACAAGATTACTCGCGCTTGTGTAGAAGAAGCATTCCCCCAAATTAAATGGGGAGGTCGCTCCTGATGGGTAAAGGATGTAAGATTCTTCATCAAGATTGTGACCCAACCTTGGGTCAAGATAGATCTCTTCCTTACAATAGCTTCTTGATTGAATATATTGTTGCAGGTCTTACGAAGTTTGACATTGCTTCTGGTGCTGGTCAAGTAGATATTTTTGATGACTACTGGGATAAATATCATAGTGATTTAATCAACATGACTCCTACTGAGGGTCGTGTCAATCCTAAAAATTGGAATCCGCCTAGCAAGTCATGAGTATTACGGGTCAGCATAGTAGCAAAAAAAATACTTTTTGTATCCAGTATTGGAAACAAGGTGACCCTGTTAATCCAAAGGTAATGCGTCGTATAAATTCTGATGGCATGGTAGTGTCTGCGAAAACATATGACGAAGTATTCTTTTACTCGGACTTGAAATCTGCATTCCCCGATGCAAAATGGTTACAGGACAATGGTTTTGATATTAAAATCAGAAAATGTAATCTAGGAAGAAATAATAAGTTCTGGTTGATTTGATGGGTGATCACTTTTTATTAAACTTATTTGGGTGTGACGAACAAAAATTAGATGACGAGACATTCATTAGAGAGACTCTTGACAACGCAGCATATTGCGCTAAGATGTCTGTGTTGAATGTTGCATCACATAAATTCTACCCACAAGGAGTGACTTGTGTACTTCTCCTTGCCGAGAGTCACATTAGTATTCATACATGGCCAGAAGAAGGCACCGCAGCGTGTGATGTATACACCTGTGGTAACCCTAGTGATGCACGTTTGGCGTGTGATGTTATTAGATATCAATTGTCTGCCTTAGAGCATGACATGCAGCATCTTAAAAGATAATTAATTGTGCCGCATGCTACACATTGACAACAATAAATAGTTGTGGTATAATTACCATACGTTCATCCCCCGTAAGGAGGACGCAAGTAAGTCGCGGAACGGAGCCGTTCATCCCATGTTAGAACTATTATTCTATTCATCACTCACCTGCCAACAAGCTGATACAATCATGCTTAAGATGAAAGCAAATGAGAATATCTCAAATGCTTTTAAGGTAGAGTTGATAGAGACCGTAAAGGAATCTGTCCCTGAGTGCTTCTGGGACGCACACGACTGAAGGAACGGGGATTAAAAACCCTAACTTCAGGAGACTGACAAATGAACACACTAAACATGATCAAGAAGCAGATCAACAAAGCATCTGCCCTTCACGACGCACAGATTAATCACACCTCATATCGTGGTGTTGAGTATAAGACACGTTGTGTTGAATCAAAGGAAACCCATGGCACATTCTGCTATCGTGGGAAGACCTACAGCAAGTGATAACTTACACGTAACTGAGAAGGGTTGACACCCTTCTTTTTTTATGGTAACATAGGTGCATGGCAAAAACTCCTATGGAAAAAAGTAAACTTAAATTAATTGTTCATAATCTAGAGTTACTGATAGAGTCATTAAAAATTGAGGTTTATTCTGATGCTAGTTCATATCTACATGAAGATGTAGAAGGAAGATATAAATACGGTGAACAATATGACGATGATGGAGACCCTGACTAATGTATGAGGAACTAAACTCATTTGAAGAAGCACTCAAACACTTTGGTACAAGAGTTGAATATACTATTGCCATGGAAATGTCAAGACGTATCACTCCTGAAGATGCTTATCAAATGATCAAGGATGAACTCAAAGAAGTAAAAAAGTGTCGTAAACTATTCAAACAGGAGCAAGAATAATGTCATCACCACGCCAAAAAGATCCATCCGATCCACTCTATGATGCTAATGATAAGTGGAATGAATACAAGGTAGACTTCCATGCTAATGAAGAACACTCACCTGATGAGTGGGATCCAAAGACAGAAGGTAAGATTGCTGACCCACAGAACAGACATCAAGATAAAGTTCTAGATAAATTCTGTGATGACCACCCTGGTTCTCCTATGTGTAAAGTATTTGATGAATAATAATATGAATGTTAAATTAGTATCTGTTACTCCTGATGCTGAGAAAATGATTGCTTACATTGCTAGAGTAAGTAATCCAAGCAATCAAAACAATGAAAAGTATGCAGGTCTACTGAAGTATTGTATCAAGCATGGACACTGGTCTGTGTTTGAGCAAGCACACATGACTCTTGAAATAAATACTAGTCGTGGAATTGCAGCTCAAATATTACGTCATAGAAGTTTCACATTCCAAGAATTTTCTCAGCGTTATGCAGATACGAATCTCCTTAGTGAAGAGATACCTGTCCCAGATCTTCGATCTCAAGATCATAAGAATAGACAGAACTCAGTGGATGATATCAGCCCCGAAAAGAAACTTGCATTACAAGGGACGATTGCAAGACATTTTGCCGAGAGCATTGATCTCTATAATGAGCTTCTGCGTCAAGGGGTTGCTAAGGAATGTTCTCGTTTCGTGCTTCCTCTTGCTGTTGGTACTCGTATTTTTATGACGGGAAATCTGCGTTCATGGATGCATTATATTGATCTAAGATCTTCTAACGGCACACAAAAAGAACACATGGATATTGCAAACGAATGTAAGCAAATCTTTATGGAACAATTCCCAATAGTATCTGAAGCAATGGAGTGGAACTAATGCCTACCTACCCTGTAATAAATAAATCTACTGGGGAGACACAAACTCTCCACATGACCATGAAAGAAT